CGGCTACATGGCGCAGTTGCAGGCGCTGCCCGAGCCCCTGCGCAGCCAGATGCTGCTGGGCGACTTCCAGGCCGGTATAGAGGACGACCCCTTCCAGGTGATCCCGACGCGCTGGGTTGAGCTCGCCCAGGAGCGCTGGCGCGAGCGCGCACGCAAGGGCGAGCTCATGTCGATGGGTGTCGACGTGGCGCGAGGGGGCAAGGACAACACGGTCATCGCGACCCGCTACAAGAACGACGACACCGAGCTCTGGTTCGACCGGCTCAAGCTCTACCCGGGCAGCGAGACGCCGAACGGGCGCAAGGTGGCGGGGCTGGTGATCGGCGAGCACCGCGACCATGCACCGATCCACCTGGACGTGGTCGGCGTGGGTGCGAGCCCCTACGACGTGCTGAGCGATGCGGGGCAGCCGGTGTACGGCGTCAACGTGAGCGAGAAGGCAACCGCGCGCGACAAGTCCGGGCGCCTGACGTTCTTCAACCTGCGCAGCCAGCTCTGGTGGCAGATGCGTGAGGCCCTGGACCCCGAGGCCAACAACGGGATCGCGCTGCCGCCCGACCCCGACCTGCTCAAGGAGCTGTGCGCGCCCCGGTGGGAGCTCTCCGGCATGACGATCAAGGTCGAGTCGCGCGAGGAGATCATCAAGCGCGTGGGGCGCTCGCCCGACCGCGCGAGTGCGCTGATTCTGGCGCTCATGGACACACCAAAGGTGCACCAGCTGCGCTACATCGAGCGGGAGGCTGCACCGGACAACGCGCTGGAGTGGGACCCGTACAGCCGGCTCTGATCTCCGGCGTGTCCGTGTCGCCTTGGGCGGCCCGCACAATGCGGGTGCTATCGATAGGAGTCCGACCAATGTGCCTGGCCAAAAGCCCCGACATTCCGCCGCCCCCGCCGCCTCCGCAAGAGGTCAAGCAACCCGACAGCGCCAACCTGCGGGCGAGCGCACGCCGTAACCGCACTGGCATGGCGGGCGGCTCACTGCTCACCGGCCCCTCGGGCGTGCCCCAGGGCGCGCTGACCACCGGACGCACGACCCTGCTCGGGCAGTGATGGACGGCAAGCCGGTAAACCAACGGCAGCGCATCCTCGCGCGCAAGAGCGCGCTGTGGAAAGAGCGCGCGAGCTGGATCACTCACTGGCGCGAGATCAGTGAGTACCAGCAGCCGCGCGCCGGGCGCTTTGTCGTCACCGACCGCAACCGCGGCGACAAGCGCACCAACCACATCCTGGACAACACCGCCGTGTTCGGCGCCCGCACGCTGGCCGCCGGCCTGATGTCGGGCGTGACGAGCCCGGCGCGCCCCTGGTTCCGCCTCGAGATCAAAGACAAGGACCTGATGGAGTCGGGCCCGGTCAAGACCTGGCTGCACGACGTCGCCGACCTGCTGCGCGCGATTTTCGCGAGTTCCAACACCTACCGCACCCTGCACACGATCTACGAGGAGCTGGGCCTGTTCGGCACCGCCTGCGCGATCGTGTTGCCCGACTTCGACAACGTGATCCATCACTACCCGCTGACGGTGGGCGAGTACGCGCTCGCGACCAACAGCAAGGGCGAGGTCGACACGTTGTGCCGCGAGTTTCAGATGACCGTGGCGCAGATGGTCGAGCAGTTTGGCAAGGACAACTGCAGCCAGACCGTGCGCGACCTGTTCAACCGCGGCAACTACGACGCGTGGGTGGACGTCATCCACATGATCGAGCCGCGCAAGAACCGCGATCTGAGCAAGCGCGACGCGCGCAACATGCGCTTTGCCTCGATCTACCTGGAGCCGGGCAAGGACCAGGCCGACAAGTTCCTGAGCGAGTCGGGCTTCGAGCGCTTCCCCGCCCTGGCCCCGCGCTGGGTCGTGACCGGCAATGACGTCTACGGCACCAGCCCTGGTATGGAGTGTCTGGGTGATGTCAAGCAGCTGCAACACCAGCAGCTGCGCAAGGGGCAGGCGATCGACTACCAGGTCAACCCCCCACTGCAGGTGCCGACCAAGTACAAAGAGGCCGCCAAGGCCCGCCTGCCCGGCGGCGTGTTCTACGTCGACAGCGTGGGCCAAGGCCAAGGCGTGCGCTCGGCGTTCGAGGTGCAGCTCAACCTGGAGCACCTGTTGCTCGACATCCATGACGTGCGCGAGCGCATCCGCTCGGCCTACTACGCCGACCTGTTCCTGATGCTCGCGAACGACAATCGCTCGGGCATCACTGCCACCGAGGTGGCCGAGCGCCACGAGGAGAAGCTGCTGATGCTCGGCCCCGTGCTCGAGCGTCTGCACAACGAGCTGCTATCCCCGCTGATCGACATCACGTTCGACTACGCCAACCGCGCCGGCATCCTGCCGGAGGCGCCGCCCGAGCTCGAGGGCATGGAGCTCAACGTCGAGTTCATCAGCGTGCTGGCGCAGGCTCAGCGTGCGGTGGCCACTCAGGGCACGGACCGCCTGCTCGGCGTTGTGAGCCAGATGGCCGCGGTCAGGCCCGACGTGCTCGACAAAATCGACTTCGACCAGGTGGTCGACAACTACGGCGAGGCCTACGGCGTGGACCCGAAGATCATCGTGCCCGACGACCAGGTCGCCGCCCTGCGCCAGCAGCGCGCCGCTGCCATGCAGGCGCAGCAGGCCGCGGCCGCCGCCCCGCAGGTGGTGGAGTCTGCGAAGACCGCGAGCGAGATCGACACCGACAACTTGCAGGACCTGCTGGGTGGGCTCATGGGCTACGACTCGCCGAGCCCGCGGATGATCGGCGAATAAGCCCGGTCGTATCCGTGAGCTAGAAGGCGCGCGCTACATTCGCAACCGTGGCAGCCTACGACGATCCGACAGACCTGAAGCGCCTGGAACGCGACGCCGAAGCCGAAGAGGCGGGGGCGCGCGAGCGCCGACGCAAAGAGCTGGAGGATCTTCGTTGGTTGCTGGGTCACCCGCAAGGGCGCCGCATCGTAACGCGGCTCCTGGACGAGGCGGGCGTGTACCGCAGTTCCTTCAGCCACAGCGGCAGCGTTATGGCGTTCAACGAAGGCAAGCGGCACATGGGCCTGTTCTTGACCGCGGAGCTCATCGAGGCGTCGCCCGACGGGTTCATGAAAGTGCTCAAGGAGCACGGAAGGACCAGAGATGACTGACACGATTGCGGCCACCGGCACACCTTCCAACGACGCTGGGGAGCCGACCAACGCTGTGAGCAATGCTGCACCCGCAGCGGGCACAGCGGCACCGGCTTCGGCCAACGCTGCTGCTGCAGGCGCGCAGGCCCCGAAAGCCGCCGAACCGGCGGTGCCCGAGGCCTACGACCTGAAGATGCCCGAGGGGGTGGAACTCGACCAGGCGGCTGCCGCCGAGTTCACCGCGATTGCCAAGGAGCTCAAGCTCGACCAAGCCGCGGCGCAGAAACTCGCCGACGTCGGCGCCAAGATGGCGCAGCGTCAAGTCGAGGCGCACGCCAAGCTCGTCGAGTCGTGGGCCGAGCAGGTCAAAACCGACAGTGAGATCGGTGGCGACAAGCTCGCGGAAAACCTCGGCGTCGCACGCAAAGCGCTCGAAGCATTCGGGACTCCTGGGCTGCGTGACGTTCTGAACGCCACCGGTCTCGGAAACCACCCGGAAGTCATTCGTGCGTTTTACAAGGTCGGCAAAGCGATCAGTGAAGACCGATTCGTGGGCGGCGCGCCGAAAAGCGGCACCGCAAACGACCCGGCCAAGACGCTGTTCCCCAACATGAACTGAAAGGCAAACCATGGCTGCTCTCGCCGCAAACAACCCGACGCTGCTCGATGTCGCCAAGCGCCTCGACCCCGATGGCAAGATCGCAGCGATCGTCGAGATCCTCAACGCGGTCAACCCGGTGCTGGACGACCTGACTTTCGTCGAAGGCAACCTGCCGACCGGCCACCGCACCACCATCCGCACCGGCCTGCCCACCCCGACCTGGCGCAAGCTGTACGGCGGCGTTCAACCCACCAAGTCGACCACCGTCCAGGTGACCGACTCTTGCGGCATGCTGGAGGCCTACGCGGAGGTCGACAAGGCCCTGGCCGACCTGAACGGCAACACCGCCGCCTTCCGCCTGTCCGAAGATGCTGCCCACATCGAGGCCATGAGCCAGGAGATGGCCTCCACGCTGTTCTACGGCAACGAGGGCACCGAGCCTGAAGCCTTCACCGGCCTGGCCCCGCGCTACAACTCGCTGTCCGCCCAGAACGGCGACAACATCATCGACGCTGGCGGCACGGGTTCCGACAACACCTCGATCTGGCTGTGCGTGTGGGGCCCCCAGACCGGCCACGGCATCTACCCCAAGGGCTCCACCGCCGGGCTGCAGATGACCGACAAGGGCCAGGTGACGGTCGAGAACGTCGACGGCAACGGCGGCCGCATGGAGGCCTACCGCACGCACTACCGCTGGGACGCCGGTCTGACCATCCGCGACTGGCGCTACTTCGTGCGCATCGCCAACATCGACCTGTCCGAGCTGAACACGGTCGCCAACACCAAGAACATCATCGACTGGATGATCCAGGCCACCGAGCGCATCCCCGAGCTGGGCAAGGGCCGCGCCGCGTTCTACATGAACCGCCGCCTGCGTGAGAAGCTGCGTCTTGGCATCCTCGAGAAGATCTCGAGCAACCTGACCTGGGAAACCGTCGCCGGCGAGCGCGTGATGACCTTCGACGACATCCCGGTGCGCCGCACCGACGCCTTGGTCAACACCGAGGCCCGCGTCGTCTAAGTCGCAGCTCTGAACCCTGAAAGGAAAGCACCATGATTCTCGACAAGCGCAACGAGTTCTGCGACGCCACCGCGCTGAACACCGGGGCTCCTGGCACCTACCTGATCGGCGATCAGATCGACCTGGGCACGGCCCGCGACGTCGGCAACGGCGAACCGCTGTACCTGGTGATCACGGTCGACACGCAGCCCACCTCGGGAGGTGCTGCCACGGCTCAGTTCACGCTGGCCTCCGACGAAAGCGCCAGCATCGACACCACTGGCACCGCCTCCGTGCACCTGCAGACCAAGGCCTTCACCATCTCCGAGATGGCCGCTGGCGCGGTCCTGGCCGCGATCCCGCTGCCGACGGAAGGTGTCGCCTACGAGCGCTACCTCGGCATCCTGCAGACCACCGGCACCGCGGCCTTCACCGGCGGCAAGATCAACGCCTTCCTGACCCACGACGTGGCGAAGTGGAAGAGCTACGACGCCCCGTTCCAGGCCTGATGAGGTGACCGCATGAAAGTGACCGCCATCAGCCCGGCCTTCTACAACGGCGCTCGCGTTCGTGTGGGCGATGTGGTGGACGTGCCCGAGGGGTTCAAGGCCTCGTGGGCCGCGCCCGCCGACAGCGTCAAGCCGCCGGCCAAACCGGGCAAGCCGGAACCGCGCACCCTGTCGCAAGCGGGCAAGGGCGAAAGCAAGACCTTCGTCCAGGTCCACAGCGAGAAGGCCGACCTGGCCTGATCGGCAGACGCTGACTGCACCAAAGGGGCTCCATTTTGTGGAGCCCCTTTTCTGTTGCGTGTCCGTGTCCGTGTCCTAGACCCCCGCGCCTACACTGGCGGCCAGGAGAATTGCCATGGCCTCAGTCGTCCAGATCTGCAACATGGCCCTGAGCCACATCGGCTCTGAGGCCCGCGTCTCGTCGATCAGCCCGCCCGACGGCTCGGTCGAGGCCGGCCACTGCGCCATGTTCTACGATCTCGCCCGCACCGAGCTGCTCGAGCCCGGCAACTGGGCGTTTTCACTCAAGCGCGCCCCCCTGGCCGAGGTCACCAACCCCAGCACGGGCTGGGCCTACGCCTACGCCAAGCCATCGAACTGCCTGCGTGCGCTGCGCATCCTGCGCCCCTCGATCGCCGTCACGGTGTTCACCCAGGACCTGGTGGTTGACCCCCACGCCGACGATAGCGGCAGCGCCTCGTTTGACGTCGAGGGCGACGTGATTTTCACCAACGAACCCGACGCGGTGCTGGTCTACGTGCAAGACGTGACCGACTCGACCAAGTTCCCGGCGAGCTTCATCAGCGCGCTGTCCTACCTGCTGGCCAGCTACCTGGCCGGGCCTATCATCAAAGGCAACGAGGGCGTGCGCGTGGGCGACGGCATGCGCCAGCGCGCACTTGCGCTCGCTGACGTGTCCGCCACCGCGAGCGCCAACGCCTCGAGCGCCGAGTCGCTGCCGCAACCCACGCTGCTGGCGGTCCGCGCATGAGCACCAAGTTCCTGCTCCGCTCATTCGCTGGCGGCGAGATCACGCCCGAGCTGGCCGGTCGCCTGGACCTGGTCAAGTACCAGACCGGCCTCGCGCTCGCGCGCAACTTCATCACGCTGCCGCACGGGCCCGCCGCGCGCCGGCCTGGCTTCGAGTTCATCCGCGCCGCGGGCGACTCGTCCCACCCCGTGCGCCTGATCCCGTTCACCTTCAGCGCCGACCAGACTGCGGTGCTCGAGTTCGGCCACCAGTACATCCGCTTCCATATCGGGGGTGCCACACTGCTCGACCCGGTCACGGACCTGCCGTACCAGATCTCGAGCCCCTACCAGGGCGCCGACCTCTTCGACCTGCACTACGCGCAGTCGGCGGACGTGATCACGATCACGCACCCGAGCTACGCTACCCGCGAGTTGAAGCGCCTGGGCGCCACCAACTGGGTGCTCACCACGCTGTCGTTCGCCCCGCCCGCTAACGCACCGACCGATGTGGCCGTGACGGCCACTGTCGCCAACAACCAAAACAAGACCACGCAGAAGTACGTGGTCACCACCGTGGCCGACGACGGCGTCACGGAATCCTTGCCCTCTGAGCCCAAGGCTGCGAGCAACAACCTCACGCTGGCCGGCAACTACAACACCATCAGTTGGTCCGCGGTAGGCGGCAACACGCGCTACAACGTCTACAAGCTGCGCGGGGGTATCTACGGCTTCATTGGTCAGGCTCACCCCAACACCGGCGCCACCACCAAAACGATCGCCACCATCAACCGACCCGGTGCAGGCGACAAGACCGTCACCGTCACCACCACCACCCCGCACGGCTTTGCCAACGAGAACCTGGTGCTGATCGAGGGTACCGGTGTGCCCAGCCTGGACGGCGCCTGGGTGATCACGGTCACGGGCCCGACCACGTTCACCTACGAGTCGGTCACCGATGCCACGAGCAGCGCCAACACCGGCACCGCCTCGATACCCCAGTTCTCGGTCATCGACGACAACGTGCTGCCCGACACCACGCAGTCGCCGCCCGAGAACATCATCGCGCTGAACGCTGGCACCGGCGACTACCCGGCCGCCACGACCTACCACGAGCAGCGCCGCTGGTTTGCCGGCAGCGACAACAAACCCCAAGTGCTGTGGGCCACGCGCACCGGCACCGAGTCGAACCTGACGAGCTCGATCCCCTCGCGGGATGCCGACGGCATGGAGCTGCGCATTGCATCCGGCCAGTACAACAGGGTCCGCCACCTGGTCGCGCTCTCCGACCTGATCGCGTTCACCGCGGGCGGTGAGTTCCGTATCTACTCCGACGGGGCGCCCGCGATCACGCCCACGACCGTGACGATCAAGCCCCAGGGGTACGCCGGCGCCAGCAACGTGCAGCCGGTGGTGACAACGGGCTCGATCCTCTACGTGCAGGCCCAGGGCTCGCGGATTCGTGAGCTCTCCTACAACTGGGAGGCCAATGCCTACCGCTCTGTCGACGCCTCGATCATGGCGCCGCATCGGTTCAACGGGTTCACGATCACCGACCTGGCCTACAGCCGTGCGCCCGACTCGATCTGCTGGGCCGTGCGCAACGACGGCGTGCTGCTCGGCATGACCTACGTGCCCGACCAGCAGGTCTACGGCTGGCACGCGCACGACACCGACGGCGCGTTCGAGTCGGTGTGCGTCGTCCCCGAGAACAATGAGGACGTGCTCTACGCGGTGGTGCGCCGCACGATCGGCGGCACCGCGCTGCGCTACATCGAGCGCCTGCGCTCGCGCCTGTTCACGGACCCGGCCGATGCGTTCTTCGTCGACTCAGGGCTCACCTACGACGGGCCGCCCGTCACGACGCTCTCGGGTCTCGAGCACCTTGAAGGCAAGACGGTCGACATCCTGGCCGATGGTGCCGTGCACCCGCAGCGCGTGGTGTCGGGCGGGGCGATCACGCTCGACTACCCCGCGAGCAAGGTCCACGTCGGCCTGCCGATGGTCTCCGACCTGCGCACGCTGCCGTTGGTGCTCGAGAGCGCGCAGGCCGCAGGGCAGGGCACGGTCAAGAACGTCAACAAGGTGCACCTGCGCGTGGCGCAGTCCTCGCTCGTCAAGGCCGGCCCCGCGTTCGACCGCCTGCGCGAGTATCCGGCGCGCGCCGTCACTGACCCCTACGGCTCGCCGCCCGCGCTGCGCGACGGCGAGCTCACGCTCTCCATCGACCCGAGCTGGAACCAGGACGGCGCCGTATGCGTGCGCCAGGATCTGCCGCTGCCGCTCACGGTGCTGTCGATGACGCTTGAGGTCCAGACCGGTGGCTGATGTCCTGATCCGGCCCACCGAGCCGGGCGATGCTGCCCGGCTTTTTGCCAACCTGCGCGCCTCCGACCTGGCCGAGTGCCAGGCCTACGGGCACCCCGACATCGCCGCCAGCATCGCCTCGAGCGTGGACCGCTCGGCGCTGTGCTGGACCGGCCTGGCGGACGGCGATCTCGCCGCGATCTTCGGCGTGGCCCCGATCAACGCGCTCACCGGTATCGGCTCGCCCTGGATGCTCGGCACGCCCGTGCTCGAACGACACCAGCGTATCCTTGTCCGCCGGACCCCCGAGTACATTTCCCGAATGCTGAAGATGTTCCCCCATCTGGTGAACTACGTGCACGCGAAGAACACCACCAGCGTGCGATGGTTGCGCCGGTTGGGGTTCACGCTGCACGAGGCCGTGCCTTACGGCCCGCTGGGCGAGCCCTTCCACCCATTTGAAATGCGAGCCTGACCATGTGTGCACCGGCAGCACTCGCCGCCATTGGCTCTTGGTTCGGTGGCACCGCGGCGGCTGGCACCGCTGCTGCAGCCGGCACTGCCGCCGCTGCGGGAACCGCCGCTGCCGGCATGACCACCGCCCAGATGCTGAGCCTGGGGCTCTCCGCCGCGGGCACCGCCATCTCGGCGATCGGTGCCTACCAACAATCCAAAGTCGCCGGCGAGGTCGCCGCGCGCAACGCCAAGCTGGCCGAGCTGCAGGCCGAAGACGCGCTGCGCCGTGGTGAGCGCGAGGCTGCCGAGCTGCGACGGCGGGTGGCCGCCACCAAAAGCGCGCAGCGCGTGAGCTTGGCCGCCAAGGGGCTGGACCTGACCTACGGCACCGCCGCCGACCTGCAAGACCAGACCGATTTCTTCGGCGAGTACGATGTCGCCACCGTGCGCACCAACGCGCGCAAGGAAGCCTTCGCCCGGCGCAGCCAGTCCAGCAGCTTCCAGGCCGAAGCGCTCTCCCAGCGCCCATGGCTCTCGGCCGGTAGCACGCTGCTGACCGGGGCCGGGCAGGTGGCCGACAAGTGGTACACCTACCGGGGGTGGTGAATGCCGGTCGTTCCAACCTACGAACCGCGCGTCCGCGAGCAAGCGCTCGAGGGTGGTTTTCAGCGTGCGCCCGATGTCGGCCGCGACTTGATGCGCGCCGGCGAGGCGCTGATGCGCGTGGCCGATGTCGCCGACCGCATCGACCTGCGCGAGGCCCAGGCCAAAGCGTTTGACGCCGAGGCCAAGATCACCAGCGAGTGGTTGAGGTGGGACGCCCAGGCGCGCCAGCAATACCGCGGGCAGAACGTCGACGGCTACGGCCCGGCCGCCGAAGAGTGGTGGGCCAAAGCCGCCGAGACCTATGGCAAGGAGCTCGACCCGCGCGCCCGGGCGTTGGTCAGCAAGAGCCTGGCCACCAAGCGCCTGCAGGCGATCAACTCGGTGGGTGCATTCGTCAACGCCGAGAAAGAGCGCTTCGCGGACGAGACCTACGCCGCCGACGTTGCGACCACGATCCAGTTCGGCGTGACCTCGGGCGATGTCGCGAGCGCCGCGCAGCAGATCCGCGAGAAGGCCGCGATCCTCGGCGCGCGCAAGGGCTGGACCACCGAGCAGGTGCAGGCCGAGGCGCTGAAGAACCTCTCGGCCATGCACTTGGCCCAGATCACCAAGCTGGCCGAGAGCAACGCCGAGGCCGCCCAGGCCTACTACGACGCCAACAAAGCCGAGGTCAACTTCGCGCATCAGGCCCGTGTCGAGCAGGTGCTCAAGGCCGAGGCCGACAACCAGTTCGCCGCCCAGTTCGCCGCCAGCGTGGCCAACAAGCCGCTTGGCGACCAGCTCGCCGAGGCGGCCAAGATCACGGACCCCGCGCGCCGAGAGAAGACGCTCACCCAGATCCGCAACAACCACGCGCTGGTGCGTCAGGCCGAGCAGGAGCGCGAGAACGCCGCCGCCGACCAGGCCTGGCAGCTCTTCGCCCAAGGCAAGAAGATCCCCGAGGCGATCCTCTTGCAGATGTCCGGGCGCGAGCGCGTGCAACTGCAGGAGGCGCAACGCGCCCGCGCCGAGCGCCTGGCCACCGGCGCTCCGGTCAAGACTGACGTCGCCACCTACATTGACCTGCGCGAGAAGCTCGCCAACGGCGAGAAGGTCGACCTGCGCGCCTACGTCGAGAAGATCAGCCCCTCCGACATGGAGCGGCTGCTCGACCTCCAGGACGCTCTGCGCACTGGGGGCGTCAAGCAAGACACCATGCTCACAGACGAGGCGCGCATCCGCAACGCGCTGGTGAACCTGGGCGTCGATCCGAAGAAAGACCCCGAGACCGCAGTCAAGCTGACCGGCGAGATCGACCGCCGCGTGCGCGCCGCCTCCGCCGCCAAGGGCGGGAAGGATCTGACCGCGGACGAGAAGCAAGCGATCGTCGACCGCGTGATGCTCGACAAGGTGTACGTTGATGAGTGGGGCCGCGACCCCGAGAAACCGGTCGTGCTCTTGACGCCTGAGGAGATGGACAAGGCCTACGTGCGCGTCAACGGCAAGAACGTGCTCGTGTCCTCCGTGCCTGCGATCGACCGCCGCCAGATCATCCAGGCCCTGCAGGCCACCGGCCAGCTCGTCACCGAACAAGCCATCGTCGAGATGTACCTCGCCGGCAAGAAAGGCACCGCTAAATGACCGACTATTTGCGCCTGGCGCAGGAGCGCGCACAGCAAACCCAAGGCCAAGACGAGCAGGACAACCCCTACCTGCCCCTGGCACGCGAGCAACAGTTGTTGCAGCAAAACCGCGCCCGCACGGTGATCGAGGCCGCCCTCAAGGACGACCCGGACCTCGCCGCCGAGCGTCTGCGCCTGTCGCAAACCTCAGGCCTGCCGCTGCCTGTTATCGAGCGCAACCTCGAGGAACTGCGCGTCAAGGAACGCGCCCGCGCGATCGACCTGGTCAGGCTGGCCGAGGAGTCGCCGGTGCTCTACCGGCAGCTGGTCGACCCGACCTTCGCCGCCACCTCGGTCGATGACCTCGACACGCTCAAGAACCTCGAGCGCTCGGTAGGCCGGGGTGTCGCCTACGTCATGGGCGCCGACGGCAAGGGCGGGCTGCCCAAGGATCTGGCCGGCGCAGCCGTCGACGTCGGGCTCGGCGCCACCGCCGGCGTCGGCGAGATGATCTTCAACGTCGCCGGCACGCTCTACGACCTGGTGGGCTGGCAGTCGGGCGCGCGCGACATGCGTGGGCTCGCCAACCGCAGCAAGGAAGCGCGCGACGCGCTCGGATTCCAGCCCGAGTCGAGCACCGGCCGGGCCGTGAAGTCCGGACTGCAGTCGTCGGGCACCAACCTGGCGCTGCTGCCGCTGGGTCTGGCCCGGGGGCTGTGGAGCACCGCCAACCAGGCTGCCGCCGCCGTGGCCGGCACCATGGCCACGGGCGTGGGTGCAGACGCGTACATGCGCGCCCGCGAGCAGGGCCGCACCTCAGTGCAGTCGCTCACCTACGCCATCCCCGAGGCCGCGTTCGAGTACCTGTTCGAGCGCATCCCGGCCAGCAAGCTGTTCGGCGACATCGCCGCCAACACCGGGCTGCTGAAGACGATCGGCCGCCAGGCCCTGAGCGAGGGCTGGACCGAGCAGGTCACGACCCTGGCCCAGGACTTCAACGAGTGGATGAACCTGAACCCGGACAAGACCCTGGCCGAGTTCATCAACGAGCGCCCAGAGGCTGCCTACCAGACGTTCATCGCCACGCTCGTGGGCGTGGGCGTGCAGACCTCCACGATCAAGGCCATCAACAAGATCGTCGAGACCGCGAGCAACCAGTCGCTGGTCTATGAGCAGGATCTGTTTCAGCAGCAGCTGCAGCTCGCCGCCGCCTCGATGCTGCGCGCCCGCAGCCCCGAGCAGTTCCGCAGCCACATTCAGCGCGTGGTCGACGCGAACGATGGCGCCAAGAAGGAGATCTACGTCGACGCCGAGGTGCTCAATCAACTGCCGCCCGAGCTCCTGGCCCAACTGCCTGACTCGGTGCGCGAGGCGCTGCCCAGCGCGCTCGAGGCCAACAGCACCGTGGCCATCCCGATGGCCGATGTGCTCACGGTGGCGCCGGGCACCGATCTCGAGCAGATCTTGAATGACCACGCTCGCATGCGCCCGAACGCACCTTCGCGCGCCGAGGCCGAGCTCACCGCCCAGCTGCTGGCGCAAGACGCCGAGCGCGTGCTCAAGCAGGCTGCTGACACCGCCGCCTGGCAGCAGAGCGCCCAGGCCGTGCAGCAAGCCATCCTGGACCAGCTCAACCAGACCGGCCGGTTCACGCCCGACGTGAACGAGGCCTACGCCACGCTGCAGGCGAACTTCTTCTCGACCATGGCCGCGCGCGTGGGCCTGACCCCGCAGGAGCTCTACGAGCGCTACCAGTTGAAGGTGGCCGCGAAGTCGCCCGGCGGGCAGGCCTACAATGCCGACCGCGGCCTGACCGTCGAGGGTCGGGCCGCCGACATGCCAGACCAGGAGCTGGAGCAAGGCTCGGTCGCCGCCCCCACCTTCGAGACCACCTACACCGACGCGCAGGGTGAGCGCTTCAACATCACGCTGCGCCGGGAGGTGCTCGGTATGGGCGCCGATCGCCAGCTCTCGGTAATTGTCGAGGCGCGCACCACCGACGGCAACCGCCGCGGCATGATCGACTTCGCGGTGCAGGGCAACACGCTCGCTGCTGAGAACACGATTGTGGCGCCCGCCTACCGCCGCCGAGGGTTGGCCGAGGCGATGTACCGCGCCGCCCGCGAGGCCGGCTACGACATCATGCCTGGGCGCAAGCAGACCGCCGACGGCGAGCGCATGGTCGCGCGCCTGCGCGAGAAGGGCGTGATCAACCGCGAGCGACCGCTGGAGCAGGGTGGCGATGTCGGGGCGATGGCGAACCAGAGCGAGGGCGTTGCGCTATCGGCGGATGGGTTGCCCGAGACCATCGAAGTGGACGGCGTGCAGCGCCCGACCCGCAACAGCGCTGGCCAGCCGATCCACCCGACCGAAGAAGGCATCCGCAACTTCTGGCGCTGGTTCGGTGACAGCAAGGTGGTGGACGCCAACGGCAAGCCGCTGGCGGTCTATCGCGGAGAGGGCAGTGGCGAGGATTTCACCGTTTTTGACCGCCGCATGACGCGGGAAAAAGCATTCTTCTTCACCCCGGATCGGGACATAGCAAGCACCTATGCGGCGAAAAACAACTGGTCCATGACCGAGCCACGCTCGTTCTACTTGAAAGCGGAAAAGCTCTTCGACCCGCGCAGCAAGGAAGGGCGCGCATTCATCCGCGAGTGGGCGAAAAACTGGGACGAGTGGATTGACCGCCAGAGCGGCGAGGACATCGACCCCGTGGACGCGGTTCTCGAAGGCCGGCTTTTCGACTACGAGGGGGACTGGTCCGCCGAACGCTGGCGCGACCTCCAGGCCAGCATTGAGGCTGCTGGATATGACGGTGCCCGCCTGCCTGACTGGGACAACGATCGAGGCACATTCGATGCCATCATCGTCTTCCGCCCCGAGCAGATCAAGAGCGCCACCGGCAACCGCGGCACGTTCGACCCGGCCGACCCCAACATCCTGAAGCAAGGTCCGCGGGGCACCTTCAACCCCGAGCAGCTGCTGATCACGCTGAACGAGACCGCAGACCTCTCGACGTTCCTGCACGAGAGCGGGCACTTCTTCCTCGAGGTGCTGGCCGATCTCGCGAGCCAACCCGACGCGCCGCAGCAAATCAAGGACGACATGGCCACCACGCTCAAGTGGTTCGGCGTGCCGGATCTCGAGACCTGGAACAGCTACACGCTCGAGCAGAAGCGCCCGTATCACGAGCGCTGGGCGGAGTCGTTCGAGCAGTACCTGTTCGAGGGCAAGGCCCCGAGCCAAGAGCTGCAGCCGCTGTTCCGCCGCTTCCGGTCTTGGCTGGTCAACGTCTACAAGAGCCTGAAGCAGTTCATGCAAGGCCGCAACCTGCAGCTTGGCGACGACATCCGCCAGGTGTTCGACCGCCTGATCGCCACCGACGAGCAGATCGCCCAGGCCGAGGAGGCTGCCGGCATGCTGCCCGACTTCGAGGCCACCAACGAGGCCATCGAGAAGCTGCAGGCGCGGTCGCTGCGCGACTTGAAGTGGACGGTCAACGCTCGCAACAAGGCGCTCAAGGCGCTGCAGAAGCAGGCCGCCAAGCTCCGCAAAGAGGTCGAGTCCGAGGTGCGCGCCGAGGTCGAGCAGCAGCCGATCTACCGGGCCATGCGCTGGCTCAAGAAGGGCGAGACCGTCGACCCTGAGACCGGCGACCTGGTGAAGGCCGAGAAGGGTTACCGGCTCTCCACCGCAGCCCTGGCCGAGATGTACCCCGAGACCATGCTGGGTCGCCCGGATCTCACGCGTCTGCGCGGGATGACCAGCAAGGAAGGACTGCACCCGGACCTGGTGGCCGACATGTTCGGCTTCGCCTCTGGCGACCAACTGGTGCGCGCGCTCCTGGACGCCCAGCCGATCAACGAGGTGATCGAAGGCATGACCGACCAGCGCATGCTCGAGCGTTATGGTGACCTCGCCACGCCCGAGGCGCGCGAGGCCGCAGCGAACGAGGCCGTGCACAACGAGGCCCGGGCGCGGGCGCTCGCCACCGAGCTGAAGAGCCAGGCGGAGATGATCAACCAGCGCCTGGACACCGGGCGCACCGACGCGCGCGGCCGGCCCATCACGGTCAACGCCGTGGTCGAGGCGGCCAAGCAGTTCGGGCTCAACCTGGCTGCACGTCGCCGCATCAAGGATCTGAAGAACGCCGCCTGGCAGCATCGCGCCGCCGAGGGCCGGGCCGGCAAGCGTTGGCAGCAGCTCACCGCAGAGGGCAAGACCGTGGAGGCCGTGCAGGCCAAGCGCGACCAGCTCCTGAACAACTACGCCGCCAAGGCGCTGCAGGACGCCCAGGCCGAGGTGAAGAAGACGCTCGAGTTCTTCCGCAAGGTCACTAAGGGCAGCGACGAGAAGACAGTGGAGAAGGGGCGCGACCCCGACGTCGTCAACGCGATGCGCGCCATCCTGGCCGCCTACGGCGTGGCGCCGCGGCTCGAGAAGTCCGCGCTCGCCTACATGGAGACCGTGGCCAAGAACGACCCGGCCATGTACGCCGCGCTCAAACCCAGCGTCGACAGCGCTCTGCTGAACGCCAAGCCCCTGGACGAGCTGACGCTAGAGGAGCTGCGCGGCTTGAACGACGAGCTGCGCGCCATGTGGGAGCTGGCCAAGCGCTCGCGGCAGATGGAAGTCGACGGCAACCTCCTCGACATCGAAGACGCCGCCGATGAGCTGCTCGCGCGCATGGAGGAGATCGGCATCCCGACCGAGATCCCGGGCGAGCGCGCCGCGATCACCGACCGCGAGGAGGCGGGGATCAAGCTGCAGTTCGCCAAGGCCATCCTCTCGCGCGTCGAGCAGTGGGCCGAGCGCATGGACGGCAAGTTCGGCGGCCCGTTCCTGCGGCTCGTGTTCCGGCCGATCAAGGAGGCGGCCGACGCCTATCGCGCCGCGCGCGTCGACTACCGCAAGCGCTTCACCGCGCTGGTCGAAAGCGTCTCGCACGTCATCCGTCCGGGCGAGATCCCCGCGCCTGAGCTCGGCTACACCTTCGGCAACGCTCGCGACAGCGGGCAGGCCGAGCTGCTGCACGCGATCCTGCACACCGGCAACGAGTCCAACAAGCGCAAGCTCCTGCTCGGCCGCGGTTGGGCCACCGAGCGGGAGGACGGCACCCTCGACACCAGCCGCTGGGACGCGTTCATCGCGCGCATGATCAACGAGGGCAAGCTCGAGAAGGCGCACTACGACTTCGCTCAGGGTGTGTGGGATTTGCTCGAGGAGATGAAGCCGCGGGCCCAGGAGACGCACCGCAAGGTGTTCGGCCGCTACTTCGCCGAGGTCACGGCCACCCCGTTCGACACCCCGTTCGGCAGCTACCGCGGCGGCTACGTCCCGGCCCAGACCGACTCGCGCCTGGTGAAAGACGCGAAGCTGCGTGAGCTGGCCGAGGCCGAAAACGAGTCCATGGCTTACGCGTTCCCGGCCAGCCCCCGCGGCTTCACCAAGGCCCGCGTCGAGTACAACAAACCTTTACTGCTCGACCTGCGCGCGCTGGCCCAGCACATGGACAAGGTGCTGCTGTTCTCGTACATGCAGGGCCCGGTCACCGATGTGCGCCGTCTGCTCACGAACAAGCGCGTGAGCTACGCGCTCGACCGCATCGACCCGGGCGCCTACGAGGGCATGCTGATCCCCTGGTTGAACCGCGCCGCCAAGCAGATCGTCGAGACCCCGGTGGCGGGCGACCGCAAGCTCTCGCGCTTCCTGTCGGCCGCGCGCTCGCGCGCCGGCATGGCGCTCATGTTCGCGAACCTCTCGAACACGTTCCAGCAGATCACCGGCTTCTCGCTGGCCGCGGTCAAGGTCAAGCCCTCGCTCATGATGAAGGCCACCGCCTCGTTCATCGCTGACCCCAAGGCGATGAAGGAGCAAGTCGCCACGGCGTCGGCGTTCATGCGCAACCGCATGCTCAACGAGGTGGCCGCCATGAACGACGCCGTCGAGCAGATCCTGGTCAACGCGACCGTACTGGAAAAGGCCCAAGCCTGGACCCAGCGCCACGCCTACTTCATGCAGGCCGCGGTCGACAACACCATGAGCCCGATCATCTGGACTGCCGCCTACAACCAGGCCATCGAGCAGCAGATGAGCCACAAGGACGCCGTGCGCTTTGCCGACGGCGTGATCCGCCAGACCCAGGGCACGACGCTGCCCGAGGACATCAGCCGGTTCGAGAGCGGCCCGGCCTACGCGCGCCTGTTCACGCAGTTCGTGAGCTACTTCAACATGATGGCGAACACCAACGCCACCGCGATGAAGCAGATCGTGGACGAGATGGGCCTGCGCAAGGGTGCGGGGCGCCTGCTGTATGTGGCGCTCGCCGGGCTCCTGGTGCCGATCTGGGTGGCCGAGGCGATCGCCCTGGCGTTCCGTGGCGGCCCCGAGGACGAGGACGACGACGGCTACCTGGACGACTGGCTGATGGCCGTGTTCGGTATGGGCACGCTGCGGGGCCTGACCGCCCAGGTGCCGATCGTGGGCCAAGCGGCGCAGCTCGTGGTCAACCGGTTCAACGACAACCCGGCCGACGACAAGTTCTCGCTGTCGCCCGCGGTGTCGCTGCTGGAGTCCGCCGTGAGCGCTCCGGCCAGCGTCTACAAGGCGATCATCGACGACGGCAGCGCGCAGAAGGCCGTGCGCGACGTAGCGGCTGCCGCGACGCTGATCACCGGTCTGCCGATTTACGCGGCAGCGCGCCCCGCCGGCTACCTCGCCGGCATGGCCGACGGGCGCATCGAGCCCACCGGGCCGGTGGATCTGGCCCGGGGGCTGGTGACGGGTACGGCCAGTCCTGAGAGCCGGACGCCTTGATGTGTCCGTGAGCAGGGGGCTCCTGCGTACCATTCCCGCAGTACGCAGGAGCCCCCTCCCATGACGATCCCTTCCACTCCACGCAAGGCCGGCCCGCTGCTGGGCAATGGCGTGACGACGTCGTTTCCGTTCGCGTTCAAGGTGTTCGCCCCCACCGATATCAAGGTGGTCATCGCCAACAGCGCGGGCGTTGAGACCGTCCTGGTGCTCAACTCCGACTACACAGTCACCCTGAACCCCAACCAGGACACAAGCCCGGGCGGCACCGTCAACTACCCAATCAGCGGCTCGCCGCTGCCGTCTGGCAGTGTGCTGTCGATCATCGGCAACATCGACTACGACCAGGCCCTGGATCTGCCGAGTGGCGGAAACTTCTCCCCGCTTGCGCTCGAAAACCAACTCGACCGCACCACGATGCAGATCCAGCAGTTGCGCGAGGAGATGGATCGCACGCTGCGCGCGCCGGTGTCGTCGAACGCCAACTCGGCGTTGCCGAGCCCGCAGAGCAACGCGCTGATAGGCTGGAACAACGCCGAAACAGGGCTGCAGAACTTCCCGCTGTCGCAGATCGCCACGGCACTGGCGTTCGCCAACTACCGCCATCAGGTGTTCACCGGCGACGGTGTCACCGACACGTTCCCCTTGACCGTCGACCCGGTCACGATCGGCAACACCGACGTGTCGCTCGACGGCCTGGTACTCACGCCGGGCGTCGACTACACGCTGGTCGCCGGCAACATCGTGACGACCGTACCGCCCGGTGTGGGCGCCGAACTACTGGTGCGCTACGGCGAGGGTTTGCCGGCTGCTGGAGGCGACCCTGGGCTGCGGACAGATCTCGCCGACACCACTGACCCCAGCAACGGTGCAGCCCTTGTCGCCAACGCAGTGGCGCGTGTTGACAGCATTGCGTCGCTTCGAGCGCTCCCGGTCCCTTCGCGCAAGACCGTGGTTTATGTTGAGGGGTACTACACCCCCAATGACGGCGGTGGCAGCGCCTTCCTGTGGGTTCCGTCCAGCACGAATGCCGACAATGGCGGTACGGTTATCCAGCCAAACAGCCTTCCGGCGAACGGCCGTTGGGAAAGATCAGCAGACGAGGTTCCTGTTGAGTGGTTTGGTGCGGTTGGCAACGGCGTTGCAGACGACACGGCTGCGATCTTGGCGTGCCTCACGTTCTGCCGCGTAGTGAAGGGCCTGCCGGGAAAAATCTACTCAGTATCGACGCTCGATTTAAACGACGACGACCGCTATTTTTCTGGGTACGGCGCCACCCTTCGGGCCAATAGCGCCGGGCCGATTATCAGGTCGCTACTCGCAAACCGGTCGATTCCGAACAAGTCACTTGAGAATGTGAAAATTATCGGCTGGAGACTGGACGGCAATTCATTGGCGCTAAATTGTCTACAGCTTGAGCGCTTCACACGTCAGTGCGTCGTGCGCGATTGCGAGATCCGCGGCGCTACTGGCGATGGCATTGACCTCTATGAAAGCTGGTCTTATGAGTTCAGCGGAAATCGTGTGACGAACAACGGCGGACGCGGAGGATGGTTTCACGCAACATCGCCGACCGACACTGACGGCAATAACGCCTTCTGTTTCACAGGAAACTGGTTCTCGCTGAACGGGGCCGAAGGTTTTCAGGTTGAGAGCGTTCAGGCTGGCTTTATCGCCGGCAATACGTCTGAGTACAACGGGGCAACAAACGCAATCATTGCGGGCCGCTCGCTCGACGTGATCGGAAACTATTTCGAGGGATTTAGTAACGCCCGAACCTCATTGGGTGGTTCGGAGTCGTGCGTTATTCTTGGTACCGCCGATTTGCCGTTTTTGAGGTCTTCGTTCAAAAGCTACGTCAACGGCGGTTCAGTTGGCGCGAGTTCGTTCGACGGTGACGGAATTGAACTATTCAACGTGATTGAGAGTGAAGTCACCGGGCTTTTCTCGCAATCGACGCGGTACGCCTACGTTTTTAGCGAGGCGTGGACGTTGATAGGTAGTGAAATCGGCACATCGCTCGACGCTAACGGAACGCTTCGTACGCCAGCAATTCGTAACATCACAACCGGCACGACTGGCGGACTTGAGGTTGTCAAAGGCACAAACGCCTTCGGAAACAGCGCTCGCCGTAACGGCGCGACTGCAGGCTTGAGAGATGAGCGCCAGATTAAAGCAAATGGTGTTACTGGGAGTATTGCCGAAAACAGAATTCTAGAAAACGGGAACATTGCCTTTAGGTACGGCAAGCTGTCCTCCGCGCTTGGAATTTTCGATTTTGACGCGCTGGACGGCTATTACTACCGATTCAACGTGCCTTCGGCAGTCGCGGCGGTGGTTACGACTGCCCAGCGTGATGCGTTGCCGAACAAAGTCAACGGCATGATCATATACAACTCCACGACCGGGAACTACGAGGGCTACAAGGCCAGCAGTGGTACTTGGGCGACACTTGGGTAGCAAGAGATCGTAGAGCAATGACGAACCCACCCACCTTCCTCGATCTCGCAGGACACCCGTTCGTGGCGGGCGTGCTCGGCGCGCTCGTCGGCTTGAAGTTCGTGCCCGGCCTGACCTGGTTGGAGCGGGTCACGAATCTCGGGGCCGGCGGCGTGCTGGCCTACTACACCGCCCCCGCCATCGTGTCGTGGTGGGATCTGTCACCTCAGATGCTGGGCTTCCTTGGCTTCGCACTCGGTATGCTCGGGCTGTCGATCGCCGCGGCTGTCATCCAGGGCATCCGTGAAACCAGTGTGACCCGCATCATCGACAGTTGGACGACCCGAAAGGACTGACATGGCCGTACTCAACGCCGTCGTGTCGGGTCTGATCTGCCTTTTGATCATGGCCCTGATCATGCACCCACGCGTCCACGAGGGGCTGGTGGCCAAGCTGGGGCTGTCGTCCATGGCGCTCGGGTTCTTCGGCATCGCGGCGATGTCGTGGACCGGCGACTGGGTGGCAATCCCGCGCGCACTCGCGGTGGTGCACCTGGGCCTGGTGGTGGTCGTGCTCGGCTACGCGCTGCGCCTGCGCCGTGCCGGGCACCCACTGCGACGCATCACGGACTTCGAGGCGCCCGACCCACTCGACACGAAAGGGCGGGGATGAAGACATCTGCCGACGGCATCGCACTGCTGCACTACTTCGAGTCCTGCCGGCTGGAGGCATACCCGGACCCAGCCACGGGCGGCGCGCCGTGGACCATCGGCTGGGGCGACACCGGGCCTGACGTGGTGCCCGGCCTAAAGATCACGCAGGAGGAGGCCGACGCCCGGTTCGAGCGGCGCCTGGCGCAAGAGTTCGAGCCGGGCGTGCGCGCGGCGGTCAAGGTCTCGATCACCCAGCGCCAGTTCGACGCGCTGGTGTGCTTCGCCTACAACGTGGGGCTGGCCAACCTGCGATCCTCGACGCTGCTGCGCATGGTCAACCGTGGCGACTTCGCCGGTGCGCGGGCGCAGTTCATGCGCTGGACGCGCGCCAACGGCAAGGTCACGCGCGGGCTGATCCGTCGACGCGCGGCCGAGGCGGCGCTGTTCGCCGGCCACCCCGCGCAGGTGGCGATCCAGATCGGCGTGGCTGCAGCATGAACCCGCTCGCCTGGCTCTACCGCAACGGCATGGTGCTCGCACTCGTGGCCGCACTCGTGGCGCTCGGGGTGCAGTCGCTGCGCTTGAGCGCCGAGCGCGAGTCGCACGCGCAGACCCGGGCCGAGCGCGACCGCATCAACGCGGCGGCTGCCCAGGCGGCCCTGGAAGCCTCCGAGACGCTGCGCCGCCACCAGGAGCAACAGGCCAGAGCGGCCGAGGAGGTCCGACGTGCTCACGAAGAGGAAAAGGCGGCTCTGCGCCGCACTGCTGACAGCCTGCGCCGTGATCTTGACGGCGTGCGCAACGCCTTCGCCGCCTACGCCGCCGGTAGTGGTCCAGCCGGCGGAGCTTCCGCCCCCGGCGGTGAGGCCCGAGCTGGTGCCCTCGGGGACGTACTGGGCGAAGGTGTGCGACTGGTTGGAGAGCTCGCAGAAGCGGCTGAACGTCACGCTGCCGATGCCAGAGCGCTGTGGGCGGAGCGGCAGTCCTTGAGCTGCTCACCTGCCAAAACCACGCCCTGAACAGCGGCGCATCAGCGCTTCCCAGGCGTCGCGGCAGTTGATGTCGCACCACCGCATGCCGTCGGGCACCGGCTCGTCGCAGTAGTGGCAGCGGCCGTTGGCGACAGGACCAGCGGGGCGCCGCAGGCGCAGCGCTTCGGCCTGGCAGTACTCGACCTCCTGGCTTGCGCGGTCTACTTCATCCACCATGGCACTGCTCCAACAGTCGGGCCAAGCTGGGCGGGGCCTGGTCGTCGAACACGCTCACCGCTCGACTCCTTCCAGGCGGTCGGCCACCAACTTGGCGTAGCCTGCGATGTCGACCCAGCTGTCGGCATAGTCGGGGTCGCCGTTCACGATGCGGCCGATCTTGTGGCAGATCATCTCGAGGGCCTCGAGCTGGTCATCGTCGAGCTCGACCTTGCTCACGGTTTCCATGTGGCGAAAGATCGCCCGCTTGAGCTCTTGCGTGATCTTGGCGTGGTCTTTGAACTTGCCGTAGCGGCTGCCGCGCTCAACCAGGGTTGCATCGACGTCGGTCGTCATTTTCTTCCTTTCATGTACTCAAGCAGGAGGTCCTGCACATCGCGCTTTGAATCACGACGGGTCATAACGACCTCATCGATCGTGTCGCGCGCCACGATGTAGTGAACGAAAACAGGCCGGTTCTTGCCAGCCTGCAGTTGCCGCATCGGTCCCACGCGCTCAAGGATCTGGTCGTGGTACTCGAGGTTCCAGTCCTGGGCGAAGAACACCAGCGTGTTGCAATGTTCCTGCAGGCCATCGATGCCGTGGCCCATGCCGGCCGGGTGGCCCAGCCAGATCTTGCCACGACCGGCCTTGGCCGCCTCGAGGTGGTCCTTGCGCGAGAGGTCCAGGGCGTCCGGGAAGCGCTTCAGCAGGCGGCACAGGTCACTGCGGAACTGGTAGGCCACCAGCAGCGGATCGTCGCCGGTCTCGTCTGCGAGCTCCTCGAGGGCGTCCAGCTTCTCGCTGTGCACCTCGACAAACTGGTCGGACCCGTACTTGTCCGGGTCCAGGTACACGGCGCCGTTGGCCAGCTGCAGACACTTGAGCGACTTGGCCCCGGCGTTGAAGACCTCGACCTCCTGGGTGTCGAACATCGTGAACAGCTCGCGCTCGATCTCGCGGTACTTGACGCGCACCGCCCTGGGCAGCTCGACCTCGATCACGTTGACGATCGGGTCGTGCAGGTCGAACCAGTCCTTGGGGTCCAGCGTCAGGCAGATGTCAGACAGCCGCTCGTGGATCTCATCGGCCGCATGCTCGAGGGGGCGCCACTGGTGGAACTGGCCTTGCCTGGTGGGCCTGAACCACCGGTCACGGAACGCACTGAACGTGCGGCCAAGGCGCTGGCCCGCGTCGAGGAACCAGGTCTGCCCCCACAGGTCTTCCAACCCGTTGCTGGCCGGTGTGCCGGTAAGGTTGATCCACCGGCGCACATGCTTGTGCGCCACCTGGCCGATGGCCTGGGCCCGCACGCCGCCCTGACGCAGGCGAAAGCCCTTGAGCTTGGTCGACTCGTCGGCCACCACCGTGCGAAACGGCCACGCGCGGCCGTGGTTCTGGAAGTGGTCGCGCAGCCAGACCAGATTCTCGTAGTTCGTGGTGTAGACCTGGGCGTCCCGGCGCAGGGCCGCGGTGCGCTGCCTCGCGTCACCAATGACCGGCACGACATCGAGCCCGCGCAGGTGGTCCCACTTCTGCGCCTCGCTGGCCCAGGTGTCGCGCGCCACGCGCAGCGGCGCCAGCACCAGGGTGGGGGCGCTCTCGCCAACGATGTTGTGCAGCGTGTCGAGCCAGGTCATGGTGATCACGGTCTTGCCCATCCCCGGCTTTGCCCACAATGCGCAGCGCTCGTGCGCATTCAGGTGCTCGGTGGCCACCACGGCGTAGGGGCGAGGGGTGTACGCGCGCCGGGTCACTTCACGCCCGCCCACTCGACCATCGCGTGCACCACGTGCGCGCCGTTCTTCTCGATCTTCGGCAGGAAGGCCAGCCGCACGCCGACGCGGCCGATCTCGAACAGGCGCACACTGGGCACCAGCATCGGCGTGACGGCGGCGCGCTCGTAGCCGGTGATGGCGCCAACAGTTACGTCCACGGGGCCAAAGCTGTGGGTGTAGCCGGCGTAGAACGAGGCCCGGCGCTCGCTGTTGTAGTAGCCGCCAAGGGTGAGCCCGTTGTCAAAGCGCACATAGGCTCCGGGGTTGGTGTTGTTGTAGTCGCGCTTCGGCAGGTGCACGCTGCCCAGGTGCAGGCCGACAGTTTGGGCGGCGGCAAGGTCGGCAACAGCCAAGAGCGCGGCGCCAATGAGAATGTTGCGGATCATGACAGATTCTCCAACTTGTAAAACGGCACCGAGGCTGTGTTGTCGATCTCGCCTAGCTCCTTGCGCCACTCAGCGCGGATCTGGCGCACGCGCTGCTCGGTGATGCCCACTTCGTGCGCGATGGCGGTAGGCTTCCAGCCCTGAACCAACAGCGCGATGATGCGCTGGCGGCGCGCATGAGCCTGGCTCCTCGCGCATTCGCCGCGCTGCCACTTCTGCACGGCTTCGCGCAGTCTGGCGGCTCCCAGGTGGCTCAGGATGGCGTAGGGCACCTCGTAGGTGGTGATGCGCCGGCCGTCCGCGAGCTGGTAGCGCCGCCGCTTGAAGCCGTAGGGGGTGCTGCGCGTTGATAGGACGCGGGCGCCGTCGATCATGTTGACCTCTCTTGTACTTGGGCGCGACGCTCCGACTGCTGGGCGAACGCGCTTAACAGCTCGTGGGTGATGCGCTGAATGCTGTATGCCTCGAACTCACTGCTTGGCGACTTCTCACCGATGTGCTCGCAAAACGCTTGCCACACGTGCACGGCCTCGTGGACCAGCAAGGCGGCTACGTCAACGTGAGATCTCTGGCTAACATCGCCCAAGCAAACGACAGCGACCAAGTTGTTCTCCTGGTTCCCCAACAAATGAGTGGTTGCGTCGGCGCGCGCGCCAACCCAAGGCCCTCGCTGAAGGGCCGGTACCTTGAGGCAGTCCAGCGCCGCGTGGTAGTCCTCCTCTGTGGTGCACAGGCACAGATATGGACCGAGAACAAGAGAGCGGTCCAGCCAGTGGACTGAGCCAGCCTTGCGCTTCATCGCTGCCCTCCTTCCTCCTGGTCGCGCAGCAGGGCGTCGATCTTGGCGTGCAGCTCGGGGTAGCTCCCAGTCCAGCCGATGAATGGTTGCGCCTCCCGCAACGCATCCGCCAGCCGCTCGCGCAGGGCGGCGATGGTGTCCCCCCATTCGTTGAGCGCGCAGGTTTCGCCCGGCAGCGCTTCGTGAGACGCCAGCAGCGCGCGAAAGTCAGCGGCCAACTGAGCCCAGGCAACATCCCAGGCGGCGGCCATGGCCGCGGCCCGGACAGCGGTCAGGGCAGCAACCCTGGCAGCGTGCCAGGCAGCGTGCCAGGCAGCGCCCCAGACTGCGGCCCAGGCAGCGGCCCCGGCGACGGCCCCGGCAGCGTCCCAGTCAGCGTTCCAGGCAGCGTCCCGGGCGGCGTCCAGTTCCGAGTCTGTCGCCTCGCCACGCGCATGACGCTCCGCAATATCCAGCGCCCGTAGGCTGCGCTCATCTTTCATAAGATGCTGCACGCTGCGAGCGGCGCGCACGGCGTACATCCGCCAGATGTCGGCGTGCTGCGGCTCGGCTCGCAGGCACCAGAGCGCATCGTCAAGACCTACGGCATCCAGGATGGCGCTGTAGGCCAGGGGCTCATCGTCGGCTGCGGCCTTGCCCAGGTGAGTGAGCAACTTGCTCCAGACATCGGCGGATGGCGAATGCGCGCGAATACGGGCGAGGGTGGTGTAGATCATGTCAGGCCCCTTCCCCAAGCCGCTCGCGCAGGGCGGCGTCGATGGCGGCGTCGATGCGATCCGGATTTTGGTGCCACAGGTCCAGCCACTCGGGAATTTCCCGATCCCGCAGCCACCGATACCGCTCCGCGTCCCGCGCCAGCCCTCGGATGTATTCCACCAGCTCCGGCTGCGACCGCTTGCCGTTGTCGCCGCACGCGACCCGGATATCGACCACCAGCGCAACGTACGCATCCTCCCGCGCCGCTTCGAGGGCGGCGGCGGCTTCGGTGAGCAGGGCTTCAAAATCGTCCGGGCGCATATCCACGTACACGCACCAGCTATCCCAGTCGTTATCGTCGGTCACTTCCCACTGCACGGACCGCAACTTCTCGATCAACTCATCCACGGCCTTTCTCCTGTTCGCGCAGCAGGGCGTCGTTCTTGCTGCTGTCCTCGCAGCTCTCCCAGCCGTCCTCAGCGCACGTCCGACACCATCGTGAGTGCCGCAACGCCTCCGCCAGCCGCTCGGCTCGGGCTTCGGCTTCGCCCCGCGCGGCGGCAACGCGCTTCCACTCGGCCACCTCCGCCCGCAGCGCCTCGATCTCGGCGGCCTGTGCGTCCGACCCATCCACGGCTGCGGTCTGCTGGTCAGGACCGGGCGGCCATTGGCAGTGGTCGCATACTTGGCGGTCGGGGCACCCGTTCATGCACTCCGTCGGCTTCGGTGGGCGGGCTGCGGGCTGCTGGGCGAGGGCGTCGGTCAGGTGCTTGCGCCACCAGTACGCGCCCCCGACGTGCGGGCCGCCAGGTTCATCGAACCACCTGCCCTCTAGCGGAGCCTCGCCCATCAGGAAGCGAACGACCTCTGCCATCTTCCCGCCCGCCCCCACGGGGGCGCTCGATTCGCGCCGCTCGATGGCGTCCAGCACCATGTCCTCGGCAGCCCCCACGGGCGCGCTCGGGGGCGCGGCCTTCCCGCCGCCCTGCGCTTCGGGCCCCGGCACATGCACAACGAATCGCGGGCCGCTCGACAGCCCTGACGGTTGCAGCGGGAGCGTGTATACGTCGTGCGCTGCGTTGACCATGATTTCCTCGCCCTCGACAGGCTGCTGCGCCACCGGCTCGCCCCTGCGCAGGCGGTCGGCCTCGAGATCAGCAATAGTCCCTTTGAGCGCCACGATCTCAGCACGTAGTTGATCCCGGTCGTCGTTGATGTAATCCTCTTGCTTAATGCGGTCGGCTTCGACAGCGGCTCGGGCGTAGTCCATAAGGGCTTGCGCAACTTCAGGGTAGTCAACTGGCTCCACGCTCGGAACAATCCACAGTGGCGGCAGCGGCGGGAGTTTGATGTCGTCAGTCATTGCTCGCATCCCGTGCCTTGAGCATGGCGTCGGCCATGCGGTAACGGTAGACCGCTTCGACGCGCATCCACCAATCGATGTGAACAGACACCGGCTCGACCTCACTTGGGTGCTGTTCGCCTATCAATGCCTCACCCCATTTCGCGCTGTATTCATCCGGCAGTCGCACGGACATCGCCATCGCATCGCGCAGGGTCATGCCACTCCATTGCTCGCGCACGACCTGATCCCCAGTGCATGGCTGGAAGTCGTACCACTGGCCAGGGAAAGCCGGTCCGCCGTCGTTGATCCTGTTCATGCTTTGTTCTCCTGTTCCGTCCGCTTCGGCATGCTGGCATGCGATTCCAGCGCCTCGCAGTTTTTTTCGCAGCAGTCAGTCATGGCTTTTGGGGCCGAGGGCCAAACCGCGTCGCATGCGGTAAGGAACAACTGCATATTGAAGCGCGGATTGACCCGCATACACGCACGCGCCACGGCACGCGCCACATGCTGGCGTACCCATTTGTCGGGGATCTGGTAAATTTCGGTGGCAAGCGAGACGAAGTATTTTTCGTGCATTTGGCTTCTCCTTTAGTCGTGGTACGGGCGAGGTTCCGCAGCGTCCGTGAGCGCAGCGAACAGCACGGGGTCGCTTTTGTGCTGCTCGGCTAGCTTGGAACAGATGCGTGCATGGCTGTCGGACTGCTCAAGCGCGGTGGTCATGCTTGCTCCTTCATGCCTTCACCCCAGCCTCTCGCGCAGGGCGGCGACGACAAAATCCAAGTCTTGAGCAATCCCCGCGAACTCTGCGCATTCGGGCACCCGTGCCCTGAGGGTCTGCTCCATGGCCGTCTGGTGCGCGCGACTCAACGCCTCGCGGATGGCGCGTTGCATCTCGCGGCCCTTCATCGGTCTACCTTCCTGGACTTGACGCACGCGGCCGCAAACTGCTTCCACTTCTGGCCAAGGGAGCACATCGTCGTGTACCTTGCGGAACTGGCTGAGGTTGTCCATGATCTTCTCCGCCTTCTCCGACTGAAACAGGCCCTGCTTATCCAGCAGCAACCCGACGACTTGGTACGCCTCGGCGCAGACGCTTTGCAGCTCCTCGATCTCGGCCTTCAGCGCGTCCCGCTCCGCCCGCAGCGCTTTGATCTCCCTCGCCGCGCACTCGTAGTACTGCTGCACGTCAATCTTGCGGATTGCGGCGGCCACTTTGCACGGTTTCACCGCCTCGTTGTTTGTCATCGCGGCCACCGCCCTGCGGCGAGCAGTGATGCGCTCCGCCTCCTGCGCGCATCGCTCGCGCAAGCCCTCCAACGCCTTGCGGATGCGTTCGTAGCGGTCATTGCTCATACATCCTCCTGGTCGCGCAGCAGGGCGTCATTCTTGCGCCCCTCCTCACAGCTCTCCCAGCCGTCCTCTGCACACGTTCGGCACCAGCGTTGGTGCCGCAACGCCTCCGCCAGCCGCTCGGCACGGCGGCGCTCGTCATAATAGGCGGTACGCATGGCATCGCTGCACGCAAGCGCCGATCCGCGATGCACGATAACGCAGGCGGTCTGCTCGTCGTACTGCCGCCTCAGGCGGACCATCTCTAGCGTCAGTCTCTCCACCTCCGCCCGCAGCCTATCGATCAGATCAGTCATTGCGCACCTCCGTGGACAGTCATCACGCGATCCAGAGCAGCGCCAACAGCGCCGCGACGATTAAGGCTCCATAGGCCACCCAGAACTTTCCGGCGAATGTCAGACGCATTGCTGTTCTCCTTCGTTCAACCCTCAAAGTCCACTTCCAGGAAGCTAGCCCATTGCGCCGATAAGGACGAGCCACACAGCACACATCACCACGAACACCAGCAAAGCGATGTCTGCATTGCCCCGCTGATGGGTCGGTCCGGCGGGGAACAGCGTGGCTTTCATCTTTCGCCGCATGTCCCGGTACGAGCACATACACACTCCGACCGAGTGGTCGCACGTGTCCACCTCCTCGTCGAGCCAATCCAGCTCGTTGTCGGCGTCTTTCAGCACTTTGCGCAGCATCTCGTTCTCGGCCTTCAGAACTGCCAGAGCCTCCCGCAGTGCCTTGATCTCGGCGGCCTGTGCGCTGCCGGCGGGCGGGTTGTCCATCTCGGCTAGCAGGGCGTTGCTCGTAGCGGAGTCGCGCTCCGCGCTACCGATGACGGCCAGCCAATAACTGGCGGCGTCGGCGGTTTTGAACAGTCGCGCATCCTCCAGCGCCGCGATATACCCTGCGATGTAGTAAGTGTTGCGCTCGGTCGGGTTTCGCAAATAGTCCCGCAGCTTGCGGTGGAAACTCACCGGCGCGTCGGCGAGTTGGCTGTGGAATTCTTCGAGGTCCATGGTGGTGTTTGTTGGCACGTTACTTCTCCTTCATGTAGTAGCGCAGCTCGACCGTCCTCGCGGCCTCGCGCAGCTTCGAGACGTTGGTCTTCTTCATGACCTCGATGGCGATCGCCACGAACGTCTCGATCTCCGCGCGCTCGTCGTCGCCCCAGCCAATAAGCTCGGCGACGCAGGCCTTGAGCCGTTCGTCCTTGAGTTTGGCCACGGTCTCGACGACGTACTCGAGATCCTCACGTGGCAGCGTCGCGCGCTGGTGCAGCAGCTCGCGCATGCGCTCCGCCTGCTGCGCGACGAAGGTCGCGTCGGGTCTGATGCGGCTGGTCATCGAACAAGCCCCGCAAACGGGTTGGTGTAGTCCTTCCAGGTCTTGCCGCGCTTGATGGCGCTCACGGTGGCCTGGGAGATCCCGAACCGCGCGGCAATGCTGTCCTGCGTGCCCTCGGCCTCGCGCACCTGACGGGCCAGCTCGGGCGTGAGCTTGGCGCGCTTCCGCGCTTTATCCGACAGCTTCTTGCGGCGCACCGGGTTGCTCGGGTAGGCGAGCTCCTTGGCGCTGCGCACCTGGACCACGCGGCGGCTGGCCGGCGCGACGTGCTCAGGCTTCACGCAGAGCGAGTTGCCGCAGGTGTAGGTCGCCAGGCGCTTGCCGAGGTCTACGCCTCGCTCCAGCAGGATGAAGCGGCGCACGGCGCCGACCTTGCGCTTGTAGTGCATGGTGGGCACCGCGCCGCAGGACTGCAGTGCGCCGGTCCAGTTCCAGCAGTCGCCCTCCTCGACGACGTGCTTGCGGATGCGTTCGATCAGTTCGTCCACGACAGAATCTCCTCGACGGCCTCGAGCGTGCCGACCAGCTCGACACGCTGGCCGAGCTCGCGCATGCGTTTGTGCTCCCTGGCCTGGGCGCGCTCACGCGCGTTGGCCGGAAATGTCTTGACGGTCTCGGGGTTCTTGAGCTCCACCCAGACAGTGCGGGGCCCGTGGTGCGGCGTTTTCGGCAGCATCACCAGCCGATCGGGCGCCGAGTTGCGGCCGATCCACTGGACCTTGCGCACCTCGCCGCCCATGGCTTTCACCCGCTTGACCAGGTAGCTTTCGATGTCGCACTCACGCATGGGCGGCCACCAACGTCAGGATGGCGAAGAACGCCGCAGCGATGCAGACCAGCACCCACTTGGCCAGGTGCTTGAGGTAGCGCGACGCGGGGCTGGGCGGGTAGGGCTCTTTGGCGTAGTCCCTGCGGCCGATCTTGGCCACGCGCGCCGGACAGTCGTGGCCCTGGTTGCAGTCATGGGCGTACCAGTTCATGCGCGGCGCTCCACCGGCTTGGCCAAGAGCCAGCGGTCGCCGAGCTGGCGAACACTGCGCACCCACTGGCGCTGGTTGTGGCGGTTGATGTGCGCAGGAACGTGTGGCACGTTGAAGAGCTTGCGCACACGTCGCAGTGCCGAGGTGTTCATCGGGGCTCCTTTCACTTGGGTTGGCGATTCGTGGATTGTAGCAGATGCTACATCAACCTTTTCGATAGCGGTAGGTCTCGAAGCCGGCAGCAGCTAGGGGAATACCCTTGGCCCACGGCGGCACGGTGGCCATCAGCCGAGCGAGTTCGTCCGCGCTGAAGCGCTCCTCGTCGAGGGTCTCGGTCAGCAGTTCGTCGTGCACCGACAGCACGATCTCGTAGCCGGCCTGCTCGATCGCGGGCATGTTGTGGGCCAGCACGTCGCGGGCGAAGGCCTGGGTGGCGTTCTCGACCAGCTTGCCGCCGTAGGTCTTGATGCGCCCCCACTGGCGCGTGTACTGGTTCACCCCGAAGTAGGTGATCTGCCCCTTGTCGTCGACGTCTGGGTTGATGTAGCAGAGGTAGCGGCCCGAAGGCAGGCGGATGCGCAGCCAGGCACCATCGCGGCGCGCCTTCAGGTGCTGGCCGATCGGGAACGTCTCGCCCGGGTTGCGGATGGCCAGGCGCACCGCCTCGGCGGCTGCGGCCCACAGCGCTGTGGTGCCCGGGTGCGCATCGCGCCAGGCGCGCTTGAGCACCTCGCAGGCCACGTAGACGTGCTCTGGCAAGCCCAGTGTGCGTTTGTTCTTGAGGGCCCACTGCCACATGCCCTGAGCATCGCTCAGGGCTTGCGCTGAGGCGGTGCCGTAGACCGCTTTGGCCAGCTCCTCGAGGTCCATGTCGTAGACCGCGGCGAACGTCAGGAAGGCAGCCACGCCGCCCTCGTAGCCCAGGCCGAGCTCCATCACCTTGCCGATCTGGCGCTTCTGCCCGGTGGCTTCCTTGGGGTCGACGTTGAACGAACGGCCGTAGGCCACCTTGTAGAGGTCTTCGCCAGTGCCGTTGTCGAAGTCGGCGAAGGCCTTGAGCTTCCAGCGCTCGCCGGCCAGGAACGCCAGGCCCCGGCCCTCGATGTTGGACAGGTCGGCGACCACGAGCTTCTTGCCCGGCGGCGCCACGATGCAGCCGCGCACCGCGTTGGCGGTCAGGCCGATGATGTTGTCGAACACCACGTCGGCGTAGCCACCCTTGAGCGCTTCGACACCCTGGTCGAGGTAGTCGACCAGCATGTCCTCCGCCTTCTTGAACGGAACCTGGAAGTGGTCGGCCACCAGGCCGATGTCGGGTCGGGGCATGTTCTGCGGCTGGAAGATCCTCCCGGCCCAGCGTGCGGTTCGGGTAGCACCGGCGAACTGCAGTGTGTTGCGCAGCCGGCCGTCGCCACTGGTGGCGTTGAGCAGGGCCTTGTACTTGGCGGTCGAGGTCTTGGTCGACTCGAGGCGCAACGACAGCAGCACCTTGACACCCTCGGGCAGCTCCGGGTCTTCCAGCCGGCGGCGCACGGTGTCGGCCTTCAAGTCAGGCAGGTCGACACCGTACTCGGCGCAGATGAACGCGAGCAGCTGGTCGCGCTTGCTGGCGCTGGCTACCAGGCCGTTGGTGGCCTCGACCACCTCGGCCTTCAGTCGCTTCTGCTCCGCGTCCACCGCATCGATCGCCGCACGGGCGAGATCGAGGTCGACGGCCACGCCGCGGTCGTTGATGCGCTGATCGAGGTGCCAGAGGGCCAGCTCAGGGTGGCCAGCGCGATAGTTCCAGGTGGGCAGGCGCCGGTCGATCGCGCGCATGGCGACTATGTCCTGGCGCGAGTACTCGAGGAACTCGGCCCACTCCTTCGGGTGCGTCTCGCGCGTGGCGCGGCGCAGCTTGCTACCCTTCGGGCGCGGCTTGCAGAAGAGCTGGATCAGCTCGCGGCCGCGCTTGTCCTTGGCCTGATCATCCTCGAGGCCCACGATCTGGCCGATCGCGCCCAGGCCACCAGGCAGTCCGTGGGCCATGGCTTTGATCATGGTGTCCTGCCAGCGCTCGACCGGGATGTCGAGGCCCCAGACGTGGCGCAGCACCGTGCGGTCGAACATGGAGTTGTGCGCGACGATGGTGATCGTCGGGTCTTCGAGCAGGGCCAGCAGGCGCTTCGGCTGTTTGCGGCCGGTGCAGTCAGCGACCTCCGGTTCGCCATCGTCGAGCGCCCACTGAGCCACGATGATCTCGGTGCTGGGGTGCTCGGCGTAGCGGTGCGTGCCCGCGGTCTTGAGGTCGCACTCACTGAAGGTCTCGGTGTCGAGCCAGAGGATGGTCATGTCGTGCTCTCGTGTTCTTTGGTGAGGCGGCCATCAGGCTGGTGACCAGCTCGCCAAAGAACCCCCGTCTTTCCGGGGTGTCAGGCCAGGATCAGTTTGCCCGCCTTATGTTTCAGAGCCCGCGGGTGCAAGCACTACAGGCGCCGTCAATTCGCTACGGGAGCGACCTGCTTAGCCAACTGATCTTCTTTCACCGAGCGGCCGGCCCGGTAGGAGTTAGGGCTCCCCGTTGTGTTTCGAAGGCCGCACGCGGCCCTCGAAGCACAAGGGGCCGAAGCCCCGTGCGCTTACGCGAAGTCCTCTGCGTCAGCGCCTTCGCTCACGTCATCGAACTCGTCGGCGTCGGCCGGGCGGCCAGCGCTGAACGAATCGCCGTCGCGGTAGAACTGAATGCCACGCAGCTGCGCGTTGATGCGCTGGCCGTAGGCGTTGTCCTGTGCCCACAGCTCGATCGATGCGTTGACGTAGCAGCCAGCGTAGGGTCGGCCAGACTTCGCAGACAGCGGCGAGCGGTCGCGGTCGATGACGGTGGGCGGGGCGTTTTCCTGAGCCGCGGCGCTGACGAAGAAGTTGCCGGCGAAGCCGTCGTAGTTGACTTTGGTGTCACCGTCGTGCAGCGCGAGCTTGTCCTGCTTCTCCAGGCCACGCAGGATCGCGGCGGCCTTGTCGCGCCACTTCTCCCGGGCCACGGCCTCTTGCTTGCTGCGGATCTCATCGAGCTGAGGGTGGTCCGGCGGGAGGATCAGCGTGGCGCTGAAGCGGGGCTTGCCGTCGCCGTTGACGGTGACGGCCTCGAACAGGTTGGGGAATGCCAGGCGCACGTCTTTGAGCAGGATGCGGCCGATGGGCTTGGTTGCAGACATGGTGGTTTCCTTTCAGGGCTAGGGTTAGGCGAGATCGTTGGCGGTCAGGTCGGTGAACTCCTCGACCACCGGCGTGACCACCAGCGCCGGGCGAGAGTCGGATTCGGGCGCCACGTGCGGCTTGCCCTCGTTTTGGACGATGAGGTCTTGCAGCCTCGACCACTGGCGGGGGCCTATCGTGCCGGCCTTGTGCAGCTTCTCGGCCGTCGTCGGACTGATCAACTTCAGCTCGTACATGTCCTCGGCCTTGACGCGCATGGCCTTGAGCGTCTCCTCGGCGACCTTGGCGTCTTGCCACTGGCGCGCGCCTTTCTTGCCTTGCACGAGCTTCCAGCCCGGCACGGGCTCGCCGGCCAGTAGCCGGCGCTCGGCTTCGGCGCGCACGGCCTTGCACCAGTCTTCGATCAGGTCGACCTTGCCCAGGGCGACCGACAGCCAGGTCTCGTCCGCGTGCTTGAGCGCTTCACTCGTCGCCACCTCAAGCTCGGCGAACTCGTCGGGGCTGGCCGGCGTGGCGCCAACGGGGGCGACGGTGCTGGCGACCTCGGCGCGCAAGGCGGGGCAGGTGTCCTTGGCCTTGCAGAACTTGCACTGCTTCTCACCAGGGCGCAGGAAGGTTTCCTGCCAGGCCTTGTCGACGCGCGTCTGCGCGGCGAGCATGCAGCTGGCCACCGCGCTGCGCGCCGTGCTGCGGCCCCAGGCCTCGAGCTCCTCGACGCTGCAGTCCCACTCGCTGGGTGCGCGCTTGACGCGGGGCTGGACGATGGCCATACGCACGCGCTCGAAGTCTGCGACCAGGCCCTGGTAGGCCTGCAGGGCGCCGAGACCATACAGCGACATCTGGGGGTTCTTCTCGGCGTCGACCTCGACACCGCGGCCGTACTTGAAGTCGACCACGATGAGCTCATTGCCGCGGGCCACGATCACGTCGGCGGTGCCCCAGGCGGTGTCCTCGGCCACGTCGAGGTAGCTCGAGTAGTTGACGCGGATATCCGCGAACACCACGCCGTCGTCACCACGCAGGTCGTTGACGTAGTCGACGCAGACCTGGACGTGCTCGGCCATCTCCGGGTCCACCTCGTAGGTGTAGACGGCGTCAACCGGCTCGCAAAGCTTGCCCGCACGGTCCAGGGTGATCTGGCGGCCGATGTACGCACTGGCAGGACGATCCTCCTGCAGTGCCCAGGTGAGCACCTGGTGCGCAGCGGTGCCTTCGGCGGCGTAGCCGCTGGTGTTGTCTGGCGCGCCGTCCTCGAGCACGATCTTGCCCGGGCAGAGCATGATCGACTCGAACTTCGAGGCGCTCCAGTACGAGTGGGCGGGTGCGTTCATGGTCAGGCGCTTTCGAGTTCGGTCAGCTTGGCGTTCACCGCAGCGAGAGCGGCGGCCCACTTGTCGGCGGGCAGATCCTTGAACGTCTTCACGCCGAAGGAACTGGCGACAGCGGCAGCTGCTTCACGGCTCTTGCCGGCCAGGGCAAACACCGCCTTCTGCAGCGTCGGGTAGTCGACGGAGGATGCAGTGGTAGACGCCGCGGCGTCGCCCTCACCTGCACCACTTGCACCGGCAGAGCTCGTGGTGGCCGACGTGCCCGAAGCGGGGGTCTTCTTTTCGGACGCAGCGGGCTTCGTTGCAGTAGCGGGGGAAGCGGCAGCCTGGGCAGCCGGCGTGGGGGACGACGCTTTGGCGTTTCCCAGGACAGGGGCGGCTTGGTTGAGGGCTGCGATCAGTTCGCGGATGGCGGCCGTGTTCTCGGCCAGGGCTTGCTCGAGGGACATCGTTGCTCCTTTCAGGCGTTGGTGATGGGGTTGTGCAGCACGGTGCGACGGCCGGGGGCCTCGTTGTTCCAGGCGGTGGCGGCGGCGTTGCGCTCGGCTTCGGTGTCGAAGTCTTCGTAGCTGTGGAAGTTCAGGCCGATGTACTTGGCGACCCCGTACTTGCCGGCGGCGCTGGTCTTGAGGGCGTGCGCCTCCGCGGCCTTGGCGTTGTTGCGGGCGATGACGTCGAGATCCTGCATTTCGATTCCTTTCGGCGGTTTAGCAGTTGGTGAGACAGAAGTATAGCACGTGCTACAGGGCGGGAGAAAACTTTTACAAGGGCCGCGCGGCGGTCAGGCGACCAAGCCATTGTCCTTGGCGCAGTAGTACGCCTTCTTAAGCGCGTCGATCACGCTGGCGGCGTCAATGGCGGGGGCCTCGCCATCAAAGACCACGCACCGGCTGACCCAGGGCGCGGCATTCTCGTAAGCCGATTCGGCCGCGTCTTGGTCGCCGCGCTCGATGGCCTCGATCACCTCGATCGCGGCGAGCTGGCGCCCCTCGCGGTCCAGCTTGGTCACCATGCCGCTGGGCATGGTGTAAGGCTGGCTGTACCATGCCTTGGCGCCCTCGATGCAAGCCTTGGCAAGGGAAATTTGCTTGTCGGTGCCTTTCATGATGCGCTCCTTTTGGGTGGCCGCCGAGGCGGCCCGTGGTGGGTGTTGCTCAGACCCGGTTCAGGTTGACGTACAAGTTGGGATCGGCTTTTTTCAGCTTGTTGGCCTCGGCCATCATCTTCAAAGCTTCCGCCCACGTTCTGGCGCCGAACTGGGCGTGGCGCACGCTGCGAGGAAGCCCGTCCGCCGTATACTCGGTGCGGTAAACGACGATCAGATACTGCGCCGCGTTCTCAGTCATCTTCTCGGTGGTCATGCCCGTGTGCTCCTGTTGGTCGGGGGCCGCCTGGGCGGCCCAGATAGTTGGTTGACGGCGGATTCAGGCGTCCGCGGTGCCACGCCAGACGCGGGCAGCGTGCTCAGGTGTCGGGCACTCGTACTGCTCGATCATCAGACTGTCGCCGGCACCTGGCCCATCCTCGTTGACGTAGGCATACCCGAATTCCGGGGACCAGAGGACCAGCACGCCGTCGATCTCGTGCAGCTCGGCGGCGACCTCCTCGTAGTCCTCGGGGATCAGGGCCCCGTCCAGTTCCATGTCGCGCAGCGTGATGGCGTGCTCACGCATGTCCCGGAAGGGGATGGCATTCTCGATGGTGTCGGTCGTGGTGGTGGCTTTGATGGTCAGGATCAGCATGATGTCGCTCCTTCTGGGTGGGGCCGCCGAGACGGCCGGTTGGTAGAGGTTGGTCAGGGTTGGCTGCCGAGGATGATCCGGGCGGTCAGGAAGACCACCAGGCGACCAGCAACCAGGCAAGGCCTACGCCGATGGCCGTGGCCAGCGCGCAGTCGAGGAACACCTCGAGCCGTCGGACGAGCAGCCGTGTGCGGCAGCGGTTGATGGGTTTTGCCATGTTGCTCTCCGGGTCTCGTTGTTGCGTTGAGCGAATTATAGCAGGTGCTAAAACATCAGGGTCAATACCCGACTGCTGTGTGGGGTTTTAAGCGGCGCTGGGCGCGGCGACTTCGGACAGGCGGCTGCCGTCGAGCAGCAGGAAGAACTCATGGTTGAACGGGCCCCACTCAGCAGCGCGGGGGCCGATCAGGGCGCCACCACCGGTGAGCTCGCGGTAGACAGCGATGCAGTCCTAGTCGAGGTCTTCGGCCACGCAGTACAGCAGCTGCAGGATGACGAAGGGGTCTGCGTTCAGGCTGGTCACCTCAGCCACGAGCGTGGGCTCGGTGTCGGACTCAAGCACTGCGTCGCGCACGATCAAGAACTCGTTGGCGGCCAGGGCCTGGCGGGCCTGCTCGGCGGGGATGGCACCACCGCTGGCGCGGTTCAGGCCGATGTTGAGGATGAGTTTGGCTTCCATGCTGCTCCTTTAGTCGTGGTACTTGAACGTCGCGCCTTTGAAGCATTTCCGCGCCTCGGCCCACCGGCGCATCACCTTTGCGTCGGCGAAGCTGACAAGGGTCGACGCACCGTTCGCCCAGGTGACGCCGAGCAGTAGCGCGGACTCGTACAGCTCCACCCGTTCCACGGCATGGTCGCGGCTGTAGTCGAGGATGCCGCGCAGGGAACTGGACCGCTTAACGGGGCGAAAGTCTGCATCACGGATTACGCAGCCGGGCATGTCTTGCTCCTTCAGGTTTCGTCGTTGCGTTGAGCGAATTGTAGCACTTGCTAAAACGAACACGCAGAACCCGACTAGAGCGCAGGGGCTTTCTGCTGCGCCACCACGGGCGGTGGCCACCTACTTGCTGCAATAGCTGTACGTTCTGCTAAACTTCCGCCCATGAAAACCATCACCCCCATGCGCAGATGGATGGCCGCGGCCACCGTTGACGAACAAGAGCTGCTCGCCCAACGCATTGGCACCTCCCGCGGGGTGCTGTACCAGCTGGCCTCGGGTCACCGCAGCGCCTCGGCCGAGCGCGCCCAGGCCATCGAACGTGAGACCCGCCTCATGGCTCGGGCCAGCAAAGGGCGTCTGCCGATCGTCTACCGCACCGACCTGTGCGAGGCCTGCCGGTCCTGCGACTTCGCGCACCGCTGTCTGGGCGAGCAGGCGGTCGTGTCTGAGTTCCCGATCGTCGACGCGCGCCAACTGGAGCTCGGCCTGTGAGCTGGTGGCAGCTGCTGCTCTTGTGCTGGTTCTGCTACCTGGCCGGCTTCTTCACTGTAGCGCTGATGGTCATCGCGCGGGACGATCAGCCCGACGACAGCGAGGGAGGGCTCCCCGATGATTGATACCCTGCGCGCCGGCATGCACGTCCGCCTGCCCAGCGGCAACGCCGTGCGCCTGGTGCGCCGCGAGCGCACCGAGTGGGTCTGCGAATACACCGAGCTCGCCCGCGCGCGCGGCGAGGTTCGGTTCGCCAGTGCCTTCCTGCGCAAGTACGGCCGCCGGGTCTGACGGCGCTTGCAGTCTTGGCAGACGGCGCTACACTTCGGTCTGCCAGCCTCGTTTTTGTTCGTGTGCCCCTGGGTGGGGGCAGGACGGACCCCGTACACGCGGGGGAGGTTGGCGCTTTCAACCGTCCTGCCCCCACCCAGTGGCCTTTTTGAAAGCGCCAAATGAAATCCTTCTCGTCTGACCGTTGCAGCTTTTGCGGCAAGGGACATTCCAGCGACTTTTCTGGTGGCGAGTGGCACGGACCCCACGAGACCGTTTACTGCTGCGGGGCGTGCGCCACCCAGGTCTTGCCAGTGCTGATCGCAGACTCTATCCCCATCAGGAAGGACCACTACGTGGCCGCTCGTGCTGAGCTTGCCAGCGTCGAGTCTACTTTCTGGAAGGCGATCGCTGCGCGGGCCTCTAGCGCGGCCGGCGATCTGGCATGCAAGCTGGCTGCGCTGGCCGAGAAGCAGGCCCGCGCCGAACGGGGGGCCAAATGAGCGACACCATCAGCGTCCTGCGCCACCCCGTGGCGCTCATGGCCAAGACCTGGAAGTCTGACGGCACGATCACCCCCTACGGCGAGGCGAAGTACTTCACGCTGGAGGAGCGCCAGGTCAACGGCCTGACCGAGCTGTCGCGGCTGCTCACCGAGCTGCAGGAGCAGCCCAAGGCGTGCATCATCCGCGGCAAGTACGTGGGTGATGCTCTTGCGCGCGAACGCGATCCGGTTGGGTTCCAGCCTGGCAAGGTGCGGCGGTCTCTGGACTATTTCGACGACCAGCCCTTGCACACCGTGCTGATCGACGTCGACGGGTTCGAGCCGCTGTGCTCTGACGCGATGGAAGACCCGCGCAGCGCGATCGACGAGTTCGTGTTCACAATGCTGCCCGAGCCGTTCCGTGCGGCTGGCTACCACTGGCAGCTCTCCAACAGCGCAGGGCACCCCAGCAAGGGCTCGGAGCTGCGCGCTCACCTGTGGTTCTGGCTGGCGAAGCCGTTGACCTCGGCGCAGCTCAGGGCCTGGGCCAAGGCCACGGGCTTGAAGGCCGACCTGGCGCTGTTCAACCCGGTGCAGGTGCACTACACCTCTTTGCCGGTGTTCGAGCCGGGGCAGGTCGACCCGTTTGCCGAGCGTTCGGGGCTGGTGCCGGGGCTGTTTGGCGACGAGGTGGTGCTCGAGATCGACGAGGCGCTGCTGGCGCAGGCCTCGGGCGGCAGCGGCGGGCGTGGCGCGCGTCTGCGCGAGGTTGTGGCCGAAGACCCGATCGCCCAGGCGCTTTACGACCAGGGCCTGGTGAAGTCGCAGCGCAGCGATGGCGGACTGAACATCGTCTGCCCGTTCTCGGCCGAGCACACCACCGAGTCTGGCGAGAGCTCGACGGTCTACTTCCCACCCAACACGGGGGGCTTTGCGGTTGGGCACTTCAAGTGCCTGCACGCGTCGTGCGCCGACCGAACGCGCGGCATGTTCCTGGCCCGCCTGGGCGTGGACGAGGTGATCAACGACTTCGAGGACGTCAGTGCCGATAACGTCAAGGGAACGGGCACCGAGGGGCCGGTAACGGGCGCCGCGCCGAAGGGCTCGCGCAAGGGCAGGGGCGTCCCCGAGGCGCAGCACCTGACCACAGACCAGGCCAACGCCCGGCGCATCGTCGACAAGTTCGGCAAACGACTGATTGTGGTCGCCGGCCAGTGGTACGCATGGACCGGCATGCGCTGGGAGAAGGACGAAGGCGAGGTGTACCGCTGCGCCTGCAAGCTGTCCAAGATCATTCACGCCGAGGCCGATGCGTGGCTCGCAAAGCCGACCAACAACGAGGATGAGGCGAAACTCAACATGGGCGTGGCCGATGCGCTCAAGAAGTGGGCCAAGAAGTCGGAAATGAAGAGCACCATCGACGCGGCCGTTGGCTTGGCCAAGAAGATGCTTGCCGTCGACGAGGACCAGATCGACCGCAACCAGTGGCTGCTCAACTGCACCAACGGCACGGTGGACTTGCGCACGGGCGAGCTCAAACCCCACGACCCCTCGGACTTCATCACCAAGCTGGTGCCGGTGGCCTACGACCCGGCGGTGCGGTCGCAGACATGGGAGACAGTGGTGGCACGGGTGACGCTCGAGGAGGGCCTGACGACGCGACCGCTGGCGCAGTTCTTGCAGCGGTGGTTCGGGTACTGCGCCACAGGTAGCACGCGCGAGCAGGCGTTCGTCGTGCACTACGGGCAGGGCAGCAACGGCAAGAGCACGATCCTGGACACCGTCGCCGATGTACTGGGGGACTACGCCGCCACGGCCGCGCCTGGCTTGCTGGTGGGCAGCGGCAATGATCGGCACCCCACAGAGATAGCGGACCTGTTTGGCCGGCGCATGGTCACCGCGCACGAGACGGGGGAGGGCGGCCACCTGAAGGAAGACACCGTCAAGCAGCTGACGGGCTCCGACAAGATCAAGGCCCGGTTCATGCGCGCCGACTTCTTCGAGTTCGAGCCGACCCACAAGCTCCAACTGCTGACCAACCACAAGCCGATCGTCAAGGGTCAAGACAACGGCATCTGGCGCCGCGTCCTGCTGGTGCCCTATTTGGCGAGGTTTGGCAGCGCCGAGGAGGTCAACGCCGGCCGCGCGCACTTCGTGAAGGACACCCGCATCGCCGAGCGGTTGAAGGCGGAGCTGCAGGGCGTGCTGACCTGGGTCGTCGAGGGCGCCCGCGCGTGGTTCCAGGACGGCCTGCAACCGCCTGACGCCGTCCTGGCCGCGTCGAAGGACTACCAGGCCGAACAGGACCGCGTGGGGCAGTTCATCAGCGAGTGCTGCGAGATCGGCGACGAGTTCGAGGTGCCGCTGGCTGGCGGGTTCGGGGGCCTGTACGACGCCTACAGGACGTGGTGTGGGGAGGCGGGGTTCCACGCGCTGAGCAAGATTCGGTTCTCGCAGGAAGTCGAACGTGCAGTCATCAGCGTGCAGAAAGTCACCAAGAAGCTGCCGTGCGGCGGCGGCAAGCGGCGCGACGCGGTTGTGTTCAAGGGACTGCGGCTTCTCGAAGACTGAAAGTGTCGGGTTTGTCTGGTAAAAACACCCTTTTTCTACTATCGGCTCTATAGAAATCAAACTCTAAGAGAGTAATAGGGAAAACGGGGGGTAAAAAGCCGACTTACCCGACACCTCCGCGGCGGAGGCACAGCGCAAGACAACGAACACGCAAATTTTGCAGATAGGACTGGACATGCAGAAGTCCATCGCGTTCAACGAGAACGGCCGGCGCATCGGCGAGGGCCATCCGCGGGCCAAGCTCCTGGACCATGAAGTCGAGCAGGCCCTGGCCCTGCTGGACGCTGGCCTGAGCTACGCCGAGGTGGCGGCCAAGTTCGACGTGAGCAAGTCGTGCATTGCACACATCGCGACTGGCCGGCGCCGTGGCCAGGCCGTCGCCCGCGTGGCGCGCGTGTCCGTGTGATTGCAGCAGCGAGCTAGATTCCGGGCATGACCTACCACCAAAAGCCCTACGACTGGAAGGCGCTGTTTCTCCTGGCACTGGCCGAAGTGCCCGTGATCAGCCACGCCTGCAAAGCGGCGGGCGTGAACCGCGTCACCGCCTGGCGCGCCCGGGAAGCCGACGAGGAGTTCGCCAAGGCCTGGGACGAGGCCATGGAGGAGGGCGTCGACCGGGCCGAGCAGGAGGCCTTCAGGCGGGCTGTGGTTGGCTACGAGGAGCCCGTCGTGCACCAGGGGCGCCTGAGCTACCTGTACGAGCGCTACGTCGACGACGATGGCAAGGAGCACTACCGCCCCGTGCTGGACGCCAACGGCCAGCCCGTGCCCCTCACGGTGCGCAAGCACAGCGACGCACTGCTGGCGTTGATCCTCAAAGGTCGGCGCAAGAAGGTCTACGCCGACCGCACAGAGCTCACGGGCGCCGATGGTGGCCCTGTGGCCCATGCCGATGAGACGACCAAGGCGGCCCGCGTGGCGCAGCTGCTCGCGATCGCCCAGCGGCGCAAGGCCGAGCAGGCCGAGCAGGCCGAGCAGGACGACTTCGGAGACCTCGCATGATCCTGCTCGCCCTCGAGATCCTGCCCGTGATCGTGGTGGCCGTGCTGCTTGGCGCCTGGGTGGCCGACGTCTTCCGCAAATGACACCGCAGCAGGTCCGCGACCTCGAGCGCTACCTGACCCCGGCCGAGCGCGAGGAGCTCGACGCGCTGATCGCGGCGGACCTGGCCGAGCGCCGCTGGCGCCCGTTGCCAGGTCCGCAGACCATGGCCTACGAGTCCGAGGCCGACGTGATCGGCTTCGGCGGCGCCGCGGGTGGCGGCAAGACCGACCTGGCGCTCGGGCTGGCCCTCACGCAGCACCACCGCACGCAGGTGTTCCGCCGCGAGGGCCCGCAGCTCAAGGGCATCATCGACCGCCTGGCCGAGATCCTGGGCAGCCGGGAGCAGATCACCGGCAACCCGCCCGTGTATCGCGGCGACGACGACCGGCAGATCGAGTTCAACTCCATGCCGAACCTGGGCGACGAGACCAAGTACCAGGGCCGACCCAAGGACTTGCTGGTGATCGACGAGGCGGCGAACTTCCTCGAGCAGCAGGTGCGCTTCGTCAAGGGCTGGGTGCGGACCACCAGGCCCGGCCAGCGCACGCGCACGTTGTTGACGTTCAACCCGCCGACCACGGCCGAGGGGCGCTGGGTGATCGACTTCTTCGGCCCGTGGCTCGACAAGAAGCACGCGCTCTACCCGTCAGCACCCGGCCAGCTGCGCTACGTCTACGTCGACCCAGTCACGGGCGAGGACGTCTGGGTGCTCGATGATGACCCGCGCCCGTTCGTGCTCGTGGGCGGCGAGCGCTGCTACGACTTCGACCCGCGAGAGCACAGGCCCGAGGACATCGTGCGCCCTGAGTCGCGCACGTTCATACCCTCGCGTGTGACCGACAACCCGTTCCTGGTCTCGACCGGCTACATGGCGCAGTTGCAGGCGCTGCCCGAGCCCCTGCGCAGCCAGATGCTGCTGGGCGACTTCCAGGCCGGTATAGAGGACGACCCCTTCCAGGTGATCCCGACGCGCTGGGTTGAGCT